AAAGTCCTGAACTCACTAACTATACAGCTAGTTGCCAATGGCAGAGGTTTGTCCGAGTGAAACGCAAGCGTTTTGGACGATAGGTTGTCCCGTTCGAAGAAGATTCCGGACGTTAAAGGTTTCGTTAGAGAACTGTTATGGTGTCTCTTTACCTTTACCGTTGTTTCCGGGATCCGCAGACGAACGGATGTTACGTTTTAAGGCGTTTTGCAGTGCGCCGTTAGAACGTAAGAAGTTTGATTGGGACATATATCTGCGAAAATTGAGTAAGCGTTCTCGCTTCTCGATTTATATGTCCCTGTTTCTCTTCCGCAAGGTCTTACCATCAAAGGCACCTGATCTTGATATGTTCGTAAAGAAGATCTCGGTTCCGTCGCCGGAGCCTGATCCTGACTTTATGGATTTTATCAGGAGAAAGATACCTAAGATGTTCCCTATTGGTTGGGATAAGCGTTATGAACGTTCCGTCGAAACTGCAGTTGCTTCTTCGTCGGGTTGTTCTGAGCTTAGCCGCAATAAGGGCGGAAGCCGAATGTTTTGGTTGGAGAAATTTGGCGAAGATGCGCGATCTAAATTCTGTGATTACCTTCGTGGTGATCCTTTAGATATTGAGCGTAAACCCGCCAAGTTATCTGCGGTTCCAACTGCTGGTAAAGTCCGTCTTTTGACGGTACCTTCCGCAGTTGAGCAGCTTCTCCTTCCATTTCATAAGGTTTTGTATGACCGAATCAGTCGTTTTGACTGGCTGTTACGTGGTGATGCGAAGCCGAAATCTTTCAAAGATTTTCGACGAGTTAAAGGTGAGGTTTTCGTAAGTGGTGATTATGAATCCGCTACCGATAACCTCAATCAACACGTACAGAAGGAAATCCTTAGATTGATTCTTCAGCAGTGCACCTCGGTGCCCAACTCGATAAGAATTCAATCTATGGAGTCATTATCTCCAGACCTGTCCCATGAAGGTTCTGTTTATAATGTTAAATCCGGTCAAATGATGGGTTTCCCCGTCAGCTTTCCTCTACTTTGTTTGGTTAATTACCTATCATTTAGGTTTTCTGTCTCAGACAGAAATGTACCTGTTAAGATAAACGGAGACGATATTGTCTTCCGGGCCTCTCCTCAGGTAGCAAACAAGTGGATCAAAGATGTCGGGGTTGCGGGCCTTAAACTCTCTATTGGTAAGACCCTAATCGACAATTCGATATTTACTTTAAATTCGACGCTTTTCTCTGCGTCTGACTTTAAAGTAGTATCTTTGCCTATGATTAGGTCTAAGGCTCTATTTGGCACAGAAGATGGTTATACTTCTTTGCCGGGTCGTTTTTCTTCGTTTGCGCCAGGTTTTGGTGGCGAACGAAGACGACGTCTTGAAACTAGATTTATTAATATTAACATATCCTATATTAATAAATCTAGACGGAGTCTCAATAGAGGGTTAGGTATAAATGTGCCGAGAGATATCTTAGTATCATCTCGTCAATGGGGTCGTGAGACGGCTTATCTCTCCTTACCTAAGGAGAAAGGGCCACCTCCCACCCGCTCAATGTGGTCTATGAAACCCGAGGGTTATTTCATAGATCATAAAGAGTCAAGGCATGTTTATACGAAGGATGAGAAAAAGGAGTTGATCGAAGCTGTCGTATCGTCGGCTTGGAAGACTCCTTCAAACGTGGAAACTTTCGAAGATGTATATGACGGAGGATTGAATTATCCGAAGTTCAATATACTTAAAATGTCCAAAATGGCGGGTTGTACCGTAGCAGATCTTAGAAAGGCCATTGCTGTGTCTCGTGACAAAGTATGGTCTGACTACCTGCGAGTACGGAAACGCCTTTATCCGTTTTGGAAGAAAGTTTCTGATCAACCTTCGTCAGTTGCCGATGACACTGACGACAATCAAGATGAAAAAGCAGTCCCGGAGAAGAAATTAAGGCTTATGCCTATGATCTTTTCTTCGGGTGGCACCTGCTCTTCATAACTTATGGGCCAGCATAGCCCCGACCAGGAACCTCTATAACTGGAGTCATCCTGGTTGTAAGCCCTACCTTCGTAGTAATACTCGTAGGCATTAAAGAAGAAATCACCGGTAGATTGTTAACGAATGCTTGTTAACTCATTCTACACCCGGCAGGGTTCCTTACCAAGTATTTGGTACGGTGAGGACTATGGGAGAATACAGGTCCTTCCTGCTCCCGGGGATTGAACGTCGTGCGACAAGTAAATGCCTATAAGTTTTGAAGTTATAGCCTTATCTATGCCAGCGCGACGCGAACTTACGCGTCTAATTAAATATAAGAGGC